CTGCTCCACACCCACCTGCCCCAACCCCGCCACCAACCGCGGACGCTGCGCCTACCACGCCTCCGAAGCCGAAGCCACCCGCAACACCGAACGCGACTGGCGCCACCGCTTCTACGCCTCCCGCGCCTGGGCCCGCACACGGCGCGCCCACCTCCTCGCCAACCCCTGGTGCACCTGGCGATCACCCGACGGCCGGCCCTGCCTCGAACCCGCCGTCGACGTCGACCACGAACCCGAGCTCGTCGACCACGACCCCGACCCGCTCGACCCGCACCGCCTCAAGGGCTACTGCCACGCACACCACTCGGCGAAGACAGCCGAACGTCACGGCTTCGGTGGCACCGACTGAGGGCGACGACCAGGACCTCGACGAGGGGATCCGCGGACCACCGGCGAGGGCTCGCTAGCGTGCTCAGACGTTGCGGGCCGCGCGGAAAAGCGTGCGGGGGGGGAAGGGGTGTCGTGATCGCTCACCCTGAAGTGCAAATGACCGCCGGGGAGTCGAGCGCACACGCCCGAGGAACTCCTAGGGGGAGTGCTCATCACGACGAGAGCCACCCTGGTCGGCCATGCTGGGCGCCATGCCCGCCGGCGACACGCCCGCTGACCAGACCGAAGGGCTGTGGATCACGTCGGATCCACGCGACGACGGCAGCTACACCGTGACCGTCTCGCTGCAGGGCGATCGCACGTGGGCGTTCACCCCGTTCAAGCTGCGCCGGTACGCGGCGGGCGCTCTGCGGACCGCGGCTGAGGCCGACTACGAGCAGGCCGTCATCGACCAGCTCCGAGCGGGCGACGTGGATCTTCGAGTGGTGCTCGAAACCGTGGCCGCCCTCCGCCATTTCCGCCCGGCGAATGATGCCGCCCGGGACTGCCCGCTGCACTACGAGCCGGGCGTCAACCAGGCGGGCAAGGCGTTCGTCAAGATCATGGTGGACGATCAGCAGGTGGGCCAGGTCGACCCGGCGGAGCTGCGCCGCCACGCCATGGTCGCCTACGAGGCCGAGGTGGTCGCCGAGCTCGACGCCGCCTACCGCAAGGTCCTCGTGCGGGTGGTCGGCGTGACGGATGAGGAGGCGATCGGCGCGGTGACCGATCTGGGAGACCACCGGCCGTGACGGCGGCGGAAGGGGCGCGGCGAGATGGTGGACGGTAGCGAGGTGCTGGCGTGGCAGGTGGCGCCGTTCGTCGCGGAGCTGGTGCTGGTCCTGGCGATCGGAGTGGGCATCGTGGGGTGGCGACGTCGGCACGTGGGCATGTCGGGACGTGGGGACATGGCGACATTGGCGGACCTCCCGCCGGCGCCGCGCAATGTGCGTCTCGTGGACGGCCTGGGCGTGGTGCATCCGGTCGAGCTCGCCTACCGGGGCCAGCGTGACGGCATCGACCGCTGGGTGGCGACGGCGTTGGTGCCGTTGGATCTGGCCGGCGGGTTCACGCTCATGGCGGATGAGGTGCCGGGCCGGTGCTTCATCGAGGTCGCCGGCCGCCGGCCCGGGCCGGGTGGCTGAGATGGACGACCCCCGCCTCCCCTCTCTCGACGATGTCCGCATCGAGACGTTCTGCCCGTGGTGCGGCAAGCGCAACGACATGCACCACAACATGGACGCGCCCGGCGTGCCGAAACCCGACGACGTCAGCCTCTGTTGGGGCTGTCACCGGCCCTCTGTGTATGGCCACCTTGGGGGACTCCGTAGGCCCACCGAGGATGAACAGCGAGAGATCGACGCTGACCCGAACGTGCAACGCGCCCTGCGGACGATGGCGGCCGCCGTCGACCCAGCCGATGCCGTGAACCGGACTCGCCGAGGATCCAGCCCATGACGTCGCCACGTCGGGACGTGAGCACGTCGGGACATCACCACGTGGCGACGTGGGCGCCGCGATGATGGCGGCCATGGGCATCGACCTCCCGTCACACCCCCTGCCTCCGGTTCCCCCGACCCCGCATCCTCCGCCTCCGCCGCCTCCTCCACCGTTGCCGCCGCGCCCGGGCGGCGAGGTCTGGGTCTACGTGCGGGTGCGGGACGAAATCGACACCGGGCCGGGTGAGCCGTGGTGTCGGCGGTGGCGGCCGGGCACCCCGAACCCGGTGCCCGGCGAGCGGGTGGCGGTGACCGCCGAGCGCTACGGCCGGGCGGACGAGGTGCGCCTCGAGCTCGACGGTTCGGTCACCGTGCTGCTGCGCCCGTTCGTGGTGGATCCGCTGAACGGGTGGGCGGAGCGGCGCACCGTGGTCGACGTCTGGTACCGGACCGAGGAGGGCCATGACCTGCGCGACGCCCTGACGGCGGCCGGCTGGGTGCGGGCCAAGGCCTGGCATCTGGCCCGGGCGCATCTGGTCGAGGCCCCGCCGGCGCCGGTGGAGCGGCCGGCGGAGGCGAGCGACGGCATCGGTATCGGCTGGCTCGGCGGGCCATCGGGACGTGCCGATGTGGCGACGTCGGCACGTGCCGACGTGGGGACGTCGTGACCGAGTTCATCGTCACCTTCGGCTTCGGCGACGAGGACCGCCGCTATCGCTACGCCGTCGTCGAGGCCGACTCCGAGGTCGAAGCCACGGCCCGGGCCCGGGCCATCTACGGCGAGCGGTTCGCCATGGTCTACGAGAGCCGGGAGGCCGCCGGCGTGACCCGATGGGATCTGACTCCGCTCGAGGATCCGCCGGCCGCCGGCGAGGCCACGTCGGCACGTGGGGACGTGGGGAGGTGAGGACCCCGGTGTCGGTCACCGTGCATCCCTCCGGCGCGGTTGAGGTGAACGGGGTCCTCGTGGCCGAGGTCCACCTGGGCCGGCTGGGCGAAGCCGACGTCGTGGCCAGCCGGGATGCCCTGACCGACGAGCTTGCCCTGCACCGCATCGCCCTGGTGATCCATGAGCGCATGTCCGAGGTCCTCGCCCACCTCGAGCGGGGCGCCGGCCAGGCGTCTCCGCCGGCGACACCGACGCGCAAACGGGCCGGCGATCCGGGCGGTAAGGCGGCGCCGACGACGTACTCGGAGCGGGCCCGGTTCGGTGAGGCGATGGTGGCCGGCCTGCTCGGCGAGGTCGGCGAACTCACCGGCGACCAGTTCTACCGGGAGGGCCACTGGGCGGGCACGACACTGCGAGTCGTCGCCGGGCATCTGGCCCGAGCGGCGGACGAGGCCGGGCTCCTGCGGCCCGGTGCCACGATCCCGACATGAGCACGTCGCCACGTCCTCACGTCCTCACGTGGCCACGTCGGGACATGGCGACGTGAGCAAAGGCGACCGCCGCCAGCCCCACGGGCGCCTCGCCGAACTGGCCGGCGTAACCGGGCCGACCGTCTACAAGTGGTGCCAGGACGGTCTCCTCCCGGACCAGGCGGCGAAGGTCGGCTCCGGCAACCACCGGATCTACACGGAGCGGGACCTGGCGGTGGGCGAGGCGCTGGCCGTCGTCACCCGGGCCCTCGACAGTTGGGAGCGGCGCAACTCCCGGCGCCTGATCGGCGAGGCCGTGCGCGAGGCCGTCCTCGCCGGCCAGCGCAGCGTGCAGGTGCCGCTCACCCCGGGATTCAGCGTCGTCGTCCAGTGGTGACCTGAGCCGACCGACCCATTCCCACCCCGCTTCAGGCAAGGTACCTTGGTGCGTGGATGAGCCATGGATCGCACCGAGCGCAATTCGTCACGGCATCAGCGTCGAGGACATCCTCCACGCCTGGCGCCTCGCCGACTTCTGGGCCGCCGAGCCCGACGACGAGGGGCTCGTGATGGTCGTCGCCCCGACCCGCACGGGCGCGCTCCTCGAGCTCGGGATCATCGACACCGCCGACGGGCCGGTCATCGTCCACGCCCTGCCCGCCCGCCCGAACCATCTGAGGTGACCACCATGCCCCGAACCCTGGAGGAAGTCCTCCGCCACGCCGACGAGCTCGCCGACCGCTTCGAGGCCCTCGACCCGGCGACGCTCAACTTCGTCGACGCCTCCGCCCTGCGCTCCGCCCTCATCGACCGGGCTACTGCCGAGCGGGCCGTGCTCGACGCCATCCGCACCGTGCGGGCCGCCGGCCTGCCCTGGGGTGCCATCGGCGCCATGCTCGGCACCTCCGGCGAGGCCGCCCGGCAACGCTACGGCCACCACGTCCCCACGTCCCCACGTGCCGATGTCCCCACGTCGCCACGTCCCGACGTCGTCGAGGAGGCCCACCGGTGACCGGCGCCGAGGTGACGCCGGCGACCATGCGGGCCCTGGCCGGCCAGGCCGCCGAGCTCGCCGAGGCCGTGGCCACCGCGGCGGCCACGATGCGGGCCGCCGCCGACGCCCCGACGCGACTGGCCACGTTCCGCCTCGACGACCTCATCGGCGAGCTCCGTCGGGCCGGCTACGGCCTCGAGGACACCGCCAAGGACCTCGCCCGGATCCGGGGCCGCTCCGAGTGTCCCGCCGACTGGGGAGTCTGCCCCGACCACGGCGCCACCCTGGCCAGCCTCGGCGGCCGTTCGGCCTGCACCGTGCGGGGATGCGCCCGCGCATGGGACTACGACCGAGCCGGCCTGCCCTGTTCCGAGCCCGTCGCCTTCGAGGTCCACCACGACGGCGAGGCCGGCGTGATGCGCATGTGCGCCGGCCACGCCCGCGACGCCGAGGCCCGCCTCATCGGCGCCACCCGACTCGTCCCCATCCAAGGAACCCGATGACCTCGCCCCCGGACTACCCGCGCTTCTGCGCCCACGCCGACCAGCACGGGAAGGGATCGCACTGGCTGGCCGCCGGCGAGGTCTGCCCCGCCACCGTCGACGAGAGCCACAACGGCGCCCTCGTCCCGGCCGGCCACTACGACCGGGTCCTGAGCGTCCTCGACATCGAAGATGCCAGCGCCCTCGTCCGCCTCGTCGTCGCCCTGGCCGACGAGCTCGAGGTCTACGACCCCGACGCCGGCGACTTCGACCCGGACCGTCCGATGCACCGGGACCTCCCCGGCGGCGCCGGCCTCGTGCCCCTCAACCTCGACGAGACCGACCTCGCCACCCTGCGCGAGGTCCTGTCCTGCGTCGCCGACGACCTCGGCGCCAACGAGCCGGAGCCCACCACCCCCTGACCTGTCGCGGTGTGACATCCGGGCGAAAGCGATTCGGGGGAATGTCACCATGTCGTCACGTCCCCATGTGGCCACGTGGCGACGTGCCCATGTCCCGACGTGGCCACGTCGGCCCGTAGGCTCCGGGGCCATGCCCGCCCCGCCCCGTCGGCCCGACCCGGTCGCGCTCGCGGCCATGGTCCTCATCGCCGTCGTCCTCGTCTGGCTCCTCACCTCCAACCGGCCATGAGCGACGAACCCAAGCTCGTCGCCTACACCCACCGCCACGGCTACGCCCGGCGATCCTGGGCGTTGTCCTGCTCACTGTGCGGCCCGCTCGTCGCCCGGCGCCGTAGCGTCGAGGACGTGGTCCCGATCGCCCGGGCCCACGTGCGCCACCACCACGACGGCCGCGGCCGGTTCGTGAACGCCGACGCCGCCCTGCCGACGAGCACCCGGAGGTCCTGACATGGCCCGACGCAACGGCCGGCCGCCGCTGTCGGCGGAGATCATCGAGCTGCGCGGCAACCCCTCCAAGATGTCCCGGGCCCAGATCGACGCCCGCCGCGAGTCGACCCCCCAGCCCCAGCTCGTCCGGGCCGCCACGCCGCCGGCCGACCTGTCGCCCTACGCCCGGGAGTGCTGGGAGCTCCACGCCCCCGAACTCGACGCCCTCGGCCTGCTGTCGGTCCTGGACCGGGGCGCGTTCCGGCTCATGTGCGAGTGCTACTCCCTGGCGCGGGAAGCCCTCGACGAGATGCGGCCCCGCAAGGCCGACGGCACCCCCGACGGCCGCCGGCGGCGCCACGAGATCATCGTCGACGACCCCGCCCATAGCGGCCGCAAACGCCACCCGGCGCTCCTCGTGTTCGACACCTACCAGCGGGCCTATGAGAAGTGGGTGCATGAGTTCGGGCTCACCCCCCAGGCCCGCGTCGGGATCCGTCCCGCGGCGGGCGGCCGCCCCGTGCCCGGCGACGAGGGCGACGGCGGCGACCATGGCGACACCGCGTTCTTCGGAGCCTGACCCCACCGCGGCCCGGCGCGCCCGGGTGCGCGCCGACCTGGCCGCCCTGCCCGGCCTCGAAGCCCTCCTCGTCGAGATGGCCCTCTACGACGACCTCGACGCCGAGCTCGACGCCTGCGTCCCGCCCACGTTCGCCACCCCCGCCCCGAACCGGGAGACCCGCCGCCGGCTCGGGCTCACGTTCTCCCCGGCCGAGGTCGGCCGGTTCCTCGAGTTCGCCGGCCGGTTGCGCCACGTGAAGGGCCGGTGGTCCGGCGTCCGTCTCGTCCCCGATTTGTGGCAGGTCCTCTACGCGTTGGCCCCCACGTTCGGGTGGCGCCGGCCCGACGGGTTCCGCCACTCCCGGACCCTCTGGGTTGAGGTCCCCCGCAAGAACGGGAAGTCCACGCTCGCGTCCGCGATCGCCCTGTACCTGCTGGCCGCCGACTCGAACCTGCAGACGGGCCGCCTGTTCGAGCCGGGCGCCGGGCCAAGGAAGTGTTCCGTCCCGCCGAGGCCATGGCCCGCCGCTCCCCGTCGCTGCGCAACCGGCTGGCGTTCATGGCCGACAAGGCCATCGTCTACGAACGCACCTTCTCCCGGTTCGAGGTGGTTTCCGGTGCCCCCGAGAAGGCCGAGGAGAAGATGGGCCTCAACGCCTCGGGCCTGGTCATCGACGAGATTCACGTGCACCGCGACCCCCGCCTCATCGACACCCTCACGTCCTCGACGCCGGCGAGGGACCAGCCCCTCACCGTGTACCTCACCACCGCCGGCCTCGACGCCGATGGCACCCCCTACACGGAGCTGCACAACTTCGCCGAGGCCGTCGCCCTCGGGGAGATCGCCGACTCGTCGTGGCACGTCGTCATCTACGCCGCGGTCGAAGCCGACCTCGACCGCTGGGACGACCCAGAGGTCTGGGCCGCCGCCAACCCCGGCCTGGGCCGCACCGTCGCCCTCGACTTCCTCACCGCCGAAGCCAAGGCCGCGGCGCGCTCGGAACGCAAGCGCTTCTCGTTCTGCCGCCTGCACCTCAACGTCCGCACATCCGCCCTGTCGAGGTGGCTGTCCGTCGACGACTGGGCCGCGTCCGGCGCGTTCGTGTCGCCTTCTGAGGCCGAGCTCGCCGGCGCCGTCGCCTACGCCGGCCTCGACCTCGCCTCCTCCCGGGACCTCGCCGCCCTGGTCCTCGTGATCCCCCGCTGGGACGTCGACCCTGACGACACCGAGTACGAGGTCGAGGTCCTCGAAACGATCGTGCGCGCCTGGATCCCCGCCGACACCCTCGAAGACCGGCCACCCCGAGAGCGCGCCCTGTTCGCCGAGCTCATCGCCTCGGGTGAGCTGCTGACCACGCCGGGCAAGGCCCTCGACTACGACGCCATCGAAGCCGAGGCCTACCGCCTCGCCGACCGCCTGGAGATCCGCCGCCTCCACTTCGACCGGTGGGGATCGAAACAGATCCTCGGCCACCTGCGCG